CTTGCGATTGGTTTCATGAGTTTGTGCTGCCTAATGCCGAACTGGTCGCCTTTCCACGCGGCAAGACGCGTTTCATCCAACCCGATGGAAGTCCCGGCCCAGCACCTACGAATGGCGTCGCGCTAATCGCCAAGGGCGAGATCGCCTGCGAGGCGTTGCGGCGCAGCGGGCTCGGCTTCTGTGTGATCGTGGACCGAGGCGCTGCACCACCATCGATGCGAACGAATAATGTCGGTGCGTTTGCGGGGCGCGGGATAGCGCCGTCTCGTGGGCTCACCGCCGAAGTCATGGCAGTGGCCGAGCGTGCAAAGGGGGGCGCACCATGAAGATCATCACCGCCGACGAACGCCTCGCCGAAAAGAGCGGCCCAAAAATTCTGATCGTCGGCCCCTCCGGCGTTGGCAAGACATCGCTGCTGCGTACCCTGCGCGCGGAAATGCTGGCGTCGACCTTGTTCGTTGACATCGAGGCCGGCGACATCGCAGTGTCAGACCTTCCGATCGCGAGCGTGCGCCCACGGACATGGCCGGAATGTCGCGACCTTGCCTGCGCTCTCGGCGGGTTCAATCCGGCATTGCCGGCAACCGCTGTCTATAGCGAGGCCCACTACAACGAGGTGATGAAAAATCCCGAGCTTGCGCGGCTCGGGGGGTCATTCACGCTCCTGTTCGCCGATAGCCTGACTGCGGCCGGCCGGCTCTGCTTCACTTGGGCAGAACAGCAACCCGAAGCCTTCACCGACCGCGGGCGCAAGGATTTGCGCGCGATCTACGGGTTGCACGCACGCAGCATGTTGGGCTGGCTCAACCAATTGCAGCATGCGCGCGAGCGCACGGTTGTACTCGTAGCCGTGCTGGAAAAGAGCGTCGACGACTTCAACATCGCGACCTGGCAGCCACAGATCGAAGGCGCCAAGACCGGGCGCGAGCTGCCGGCGATCGTCGATGAAATCATCACCATGCAATGGGTCGACTTCGGCGACCGCAAGCCGGTGCGCGCGTTCGTGTGCACGAATCCGAACGTTGGGGGTACCCCGCCAAGGACCGCTCCGGCCGGCTCGAACAGCTCGAACCCCCGAACCTGGGCGCGCTGATCGAGAAGCTGACCGGTCCCGGCCAGCGCAAGCCCTTCACCGTTTCACCCGAGCAATGCGCTCAAACATAGGAGGTGCAAAATGCCCTACGACTACACTGATGCCCCACCGCCGCGCGACATCACGGAGTTGATTCCGCACGGCACCATCGCAACGCTCGTCACTCACATCCGCTCTGGCGGGGTGGGCGAGGACGGCGTGCTGACGCGCACGCAGAAGGGCGACGCCGAAATGCTCGTCTGCGAATTCACCGTCGCCGATGGGAAGCACAAGGGACGCAAGTTCTTCGAAAATCTGATCCTGGAGGGCACCACCGACGGGCACGCCGAAGCTGCGAAAATTAGCCGCAGCAAGCTGCGGGCCATTCTCGACAGCGCGCTCGGACTCAAGCCCGACGATGCGTCGCCGCAGGCGCGCACCGCCCGCACGGTCGGCCTCAAAGAGTTCGAGGGCAAGGCCTTCATCGGCAAGATCGGCGTCGAGAAGGGCGGGCCGAAGGAGGACAACGCCGGCAACCTCACCGGTGAGAACTGGCCCGACAAAAACATCCTCGCAGCGGTGATCACACCGGACAAGAAGGAGTGGCATCCGAGCGAGCAGCCGCCGCCATTCAATGGCGGAAACAGCGGGGGCGCGACATCTGCCACGCCCTCGTCGAGCCCGGCGCTTCCGATCGAGCCGCCAAGCTGGGCGAGGCAGTCGTGAGGAAGATCCGCGCCGTCGGAGAGATCTCACTCTCCGCAATGGAAGATCAGTGGCAGCGGGACGCCACCGCTGCCGCTATCGCCGGTGCGCGTGGGGTCGTCCAGATGGATGGCCCCATTCCGCCCGGCACGCCGATCGGACGGCTCGCAGATACGGAGTGGGGTTGGATTATCGCCGCGGTGTTGTTCGCTTGGATCGGTAAGCGCGCCGAGCAGGCAGCTGCCGAGCAGCTTGATACCGAGCAGGTCATTCGCCTAACCGCGCTCGATCCGCAGCCGTGGGACGCCGGTGCGGTGGCGGCGATCCTGCCCGAGCTCGCGGACGCCTGTGCGGACATTGTCGACTGGTCGAAGCCGCTCGCACAGTGGTCGCGCGAGGACATCATCGAATTCCTGCTCAGGGCCATGCCGCTGATCCGCAAGGCGATGATCGCGCGCGTTATCAGCGACAAGGGCGTCACTCGGCAATCGAGCGCCAGCACGATTGCGCGCCAAGCCAATGCCGCAGCCGGCGGGCCGTTAGAGACGCCGGACGAATTCAACGACGAGGTTCCCACATTCTGAGACGTGAGTTATGGACTTCAACCGCGCCAACCTGTCGATCGAGCCGATCAACGGCGCCATTAACGACGCGATCGAACGCGCCGCGGCCACGGCGGCGGAACTGCCGCGTCCCTATCTGGGCGCGTCGATCATCGGGCACGACTGCGCGCGGCGCATTCAATACGACTGGTGGTGCAAGCCTGTGCTCGCGGCTAGGACGCGCGAGATCTTCGATCGCGGGCACTATTTCGAAGAGCGTACGCGTCGGCATCTTGTGGCCGCCGGCTTCAAGTTCGCGCCACCCGAGGCATTGGCCTTCACCGCCGCGGGTGGGGCGCTACGTGGCCACGCTGATGGGATCATCATTCACGGCCCCAACTTGCCGGGCGCCTACGTGATTTACCCGCTGATCTGGGAGCACAAGGCTCTCAACGCCAAGGGTTGGCGCGAGGTGGAACGCGACGGCCTCGAAAAGAAATATTTGCACTACCTCGCGCAGGTCTCGCTCTACCAAGCGTATCTGGACATCACCACCCCTGCGCTGTTCACGGTGACGAACGCGGACACCTGTGAATGGCTGCACTTCTTCGTGCCATTCAACGCCGAGCGCGCACAGCACTGGAGCGACCGCGCCGTCAACATCATCGAGGCAACGCGTGCCGGCGAATTACTGCCGCGCGCCTATGACGATCCCGCGGATTGGCGCTGCCGCGTCTGCCCCCACACTGAACGATGTTGGGGAGCAAATCATGGGTAGATTTATTGATCTCACCGGACAGCGCTTTGGCCGCTGGGTGGTTCTTGCGATGCATCCGGAACGCCGTCGAAGGCTAATTCTTTGGCACTGTCGTTGCGACTGCGGTGTAGAAGCTCTCATACAGGGAGATGGTTTGCGAGGAGGTAGGTCAGCCAGTTGCGGCAACTGCACTCGGCCCGACCTTACTGGAAAGCGGTTCGGCCGCTGGACAGTTTTGGCAAAGCATCCGGAACGATATCGCCGCGGCAAAACGGTTTTTGTTCGCTGGCTTTGCCGTTGTAATTGTGATCGCGGCACGCAACGCGCGGTGATTGGGGGTGATTTACGCAGCGGTAAATCAACCAATTGCGGATGTGTTCGTCGGGAGAAAACGCGAAAGCGCCTCAGAAAGCATGGCCTTTCTCACACTCGGATTTATTGGGTTTGGCAGGCCATGTTGGACCGCTGCCGTAATCCTCGCAACCCATCCTATCCCGATTACGGAGAGCGCGGCATTGACGTCTGCGAATACTACCATGACTTTCAAAATTGGTACGCCGACGTACTCGATCCGTCGCCTGGGCTAACCCTCGATCGCATCGATAATGATGGCAATTACGAGCCTGGCAACCTGCGCTGGGCAGACCGTTTAGTGCAAAGGATGAACCAACGTCCGCGCTCGAAAACAAAGGCTAAGCAAAATCGACCACCACCACTGCCCGACCCCGAGGACGCGCCATGGTGAGCCAACCCGACCCGCTCGCCCCCATCCTGCACAGGCTTGCGTCCTGCATCCGCATGTTGCTCGCCACCGATGGTCAGCGTACCGCCGCAATACTTGGCGTTCAGCGGATGCTGGAGGGTATCGGCAAGGACAACAGCGTCGATGTCCACGCCCTAGCCGATCGGATCAAGAACGCAAACGGCAGCCTGAGCGACACCGATAAGCAAAAAATTCGTGCCGCGATCGATCAGGCCCGCGCTACCGGCTACGCCGAGGGCGTGAAAGCGGCGGAGGCTAAGCAGCACGGCACCGGCGCATTCCGTAACACCGATGGGACGCTGGAGTGGAGCGAGGTCGCGCTCTACGTGCAGCGCGAGAAGCACCGGCTCCCGGAGAAGCATCACGAATTCATCGATGACATGGCCTCACGCACTGTGTACGGCCGCGAGCCGACGCCGAAGCAGCATCAGTACCTGCACAGCCTTTTCTACAAGCTCGGAGGCAAGATCACATGAGGGGCGCGTCATGAAAGTCGTCAAAGGGTCCGACGGTCAGCACACCCTTTGGGTCGTAATTGAGAGTGATGTTATAGGCGACGAAACCATGTCCGGCTTCGTCACCGAAGGCGAAGCAAAGGCTTTTCATTACGCCCTGCGTTCTCACTCACTCGCTGATGCAGAGAAGCTGCGCTGCGCTGCATTGGTGCGCGTCGAAAGGGGAAAGTACACCACACCCAGGCTTTTCAT